CACGACGATCTGGTGGACTCATCCACTCAGGCGTTGCTCAGGTTCAGGCAGGGTGGTTTTCTCAGGCTGAACTCTGATGAAGAAGACGAGCCGTTCTATTCAAGGACTGCCGCATACTACTGATAAGGTTGTTTCTATTGGTTGAAGTAAATGGTTGGTTTGTAGAAAAACTTTTTAGGCCGATCTTCAGGGCGTTCTCCAAGGTAGGAGATCAAGTTTATTTTGATAACGATGATTTTCCAGTGACAGCACTTCTGGAAAAAAACTTTGATGTTATCAGAGAAGAGTTTGATTTAATGCGTCATCGTGTCACGGAGTTTGCTCCTTTTCAGGATATAAGCCCAGACCAGATTTATATTTCTAACGATGACAAATGGAAAATGTTTTTTTTGAAAGCGGGTAAAGTGCGTTTTGAAAAAAACTGTCAACAGTTTCCGAAAACAATGGAGATTATAGATTCTGATAAGAATCTTGTATCAGCTTATTTTTCGGTTCTTGGGCCGCAAAAAATGTTGATGCCTCATGAGGGGCCGTGGTGTGGTGTTCTCAGAATGCATCTTGGTTTGATAATCCCAGACGAAGGAGAAGGTTGCGTTCTGGTTGTTAACGAAAAAGAATATCGGTGGAAAGAAGGCAAGGCGGTTGTGTTTGATGACACTTATGAGCACATAGCTGTTAACATGACGGATAAAGATCGTGTTGTTTTGTTTCTTGATTACATGCGTCCATTGCCGTTACCCCTAAACTGGATAAACCATTTTGTAATTTATATGGCGAGATTCATGCATTATTTTAAAGAACCTATTCGTAGGCACAAAGAATGGGAAAAAGAATTTTACAAGGCTGATGTCTAGTGGCCTATCTGCAATCTAACATCCCGCATTTTCCGTGCTGGGTGCGAAGAGAATATACTCACAACCACACCGCATATCATGGAGAGTTTATCCATGCTCTGGCAATTGCCGTTACTACATTACCTGACAGGTCATTGAGTTTTCAGGTTGTGTTTACTGGCGCGGAAACATATGATACGGAAGAACCTAACGTGCATGGCGGTGCTATGTGGGCTAGGATGCCTATCAGTGCGTTGGTGGGTGACACGGTTTATGAAGAATGGCCTGAACAGATGGCCCCTCATCTTGTGCAGCCTTGGGATTGCAGTTCACGCAATCATGCTGTATATGTAATGGACAGGGCAAGTTCAAGTCCTTGGAAATGTAAGATAGACGGCGAGTTCTATACAGGTAAGTATATGTTCACGGTGGATTACACCGACTCGCATATATCAGATGACCCAGCCCAGCACAAGCAGAGTCATGTTATCGAGTTGACTGACGCAGGTGAATGGACTGGAAATATCGTTGCTCTTCCTAACAACAGGGTGAGAGTAACAAATCCAGCGTTATGGGCATGTGGTGATGGCGCACCCGACTTCAGGCCAAGTCAATGGACTATGAGTGCCGAGTGCGACGAAAGCTACATGGATCCAGAAAAAACCTTTAATAATTTGTATGCGGAGGATGCGTAAGATGGCAAATAAAAAACCCAAGCAAATGATGCGCGGTGGAAAGAAAACAAAAGCCAAGAAAAAAATGAGTGCTGGCAAGAGCACTGTCAGAAGCCCCAATGATAAAATGTCAAAGCGAAAGGCGAGAACGCCAGTTACCACCACTACCCCAAAGAAGAAAAAAATGGCGGCTGGAGGAAAACCTAACACCAAGGGTTACGCGAAAGGTGGAGCATCAGAGACAACGGCTCGCGGATCGGGTGCAGCAAGACCACAGAAGTTTCGTAAGAACGGGTAAATTAAATGGCAATTGAAAAGCCACTTGCAACACCTGATGTGATGGCAGGTGCTTTGTCGCCAGAAGATGCGATAGAGATCGAGATTGTAAACCCAGAGGCGGTTTCTGTTGAAACGCCTGATGGTGGTGTAATTCTTGATTTTGATCCAGACGCATCAAGCAATGGCATGGTTCCGTTTGACGCGAACCTTGCAGACTTTATGGAAGACAGCGATCTTTCTATTATAGCTAGTGACTTAATTGGGTACTACAGGTCTGACAAGGAAAGCCGTGCAGACTGGGAAAGAACTTATATAGAAGGACTTGACCTTCTGGGCTTGAAGCATGAAGACAGAACCACCCCTTGGGATGGTGCATGTGGTGTGTTTCACCCGTTGTTGACAGAATCGGTCATCAAGTTTCAGTCCCAGTCGATACAGGAACTGTTTCCCGCCTCTGGCCCCGTCAAGACCAGCATTGTTGGCGTGATTGACGAGGACAAAGAGAAGCAGGCGCACAGGGTTCAGGACTATTTAAACTACCTTGTCACCGAAAAGATGTCGGAATACCGCTCCGAAACGGAACGGTTGCTGTTTTCTTTGCCGTTGGCAGGTTCTGCGTTTAGAAAAGTGTACTTCGACCCCAACATGGGTCGGCCTTGCAGCATGTTTGTACCCGCAGAAGACTTTATTGTCAGCTATGGTGCGTCTGATTTGACAACATGTGAACGTTCAACCCATGTAATGAAGCGTTCAAGCAATGAAATCCGTAAAATGCAGGTTGCTGGCTTCTATTCGGACGTTGATATCGGCAAGGCAAGCGAAGACACCGACGAAATCAAACATAAATACGAGGAGTTGACAGGAAATTCCTCCACTTACGACCTAGATGCCCGTCATACCATACTTGAAATACAGGTTGAGCTTGACTTGGCAGGTTTTGAGGACACAAAAAGGGGTGAACCGACTGGAATTGCCCTGCCTTATGTTGTCAGTATCGATTTAAGCTCCCGAAAAGTGCTGTCGATACGCAGAAATTACTACGAAGACGATCCACAGCGCATGAAACGTGAACATTTTGTTCATTACCAGTACATGCCGGGTCTTGGCTTCTACGGATTTGGACTAATCCACATGATTGGCGGTCTCGCCAAAAGCGCAACCTCCCTCTTGCGCCAACTTGTGGACGCAGGGACGCTTGCTAACCTTCCGGGAGGTCTAAAATCCCGTGGATTACGGATTAAAGGTGATGATACACCAATAATGCCGGGAGAATTCAGGGATGTGGACGTTCCCGGTGGCTCAATCAAGGAAAATATCAGTTTTCTACCTTATAAAGAGCCGAGCAACGTCCTTTATCAGCTTTTAGGCGATATCGTTGAAGAAGGAAGACGATTTGCCACAGCGGCTGACGTAAAAGCAGCCGATATGAACAGTGAAGCACCTGTCGGAACGACTCTCGCCATTCTTGAGCGGTCAATGAAGGTAATGAGCGCGGTGCAGGCAAGGTTACACGCCTCAATGCGTCGAGAATTGCGTTTATTGTCTAATATTGTATACGATTTTGGCCCAAGTGATTATCCCTACGCAACCAAAGACAACGCTGTAGTGCGTGAGGATTTCGATGGGCGTGTTGATGTGATTGCGGTGAGCGATCCCAACTCTGGCACGATGGCGCAGCGTATTATGCAATATCAGGCAGCGTTGCAGTTGTCCCAGCAGAACCCAGATATGTACGATCTGCCGTTACTGCATCGTCAGATGCTGGATGTCCTTAGTATCAGGGATGCAGACAAGATTGTGCCGTTGGAAGATGATATCAAACCGACCAATCCTGTCAGTGAAAACATGAACATCCTGAACAACAAGCCTGTCAAGGCATTTATTTATCAGGATCACGAGGCACACATTCAGGCGCACATGTCGTTCATTGAAGATCCCAAGATATTGCAGATTGCTGGCAAAAGCCCGTTGGCTAAACAGATGGCGGCAGCGATGGCGGCACATGTTCAGGAGCATCTGGCGTTTGCTTATCGTCAACAAGTTGAGAAAGAGCTTGGTGTCAACTTGCCACCACCAGAGGAAAACTTACCTGAAGACATTGAACTTAGGATTGCCAGACTGGTAGCTCCAGCGGCTGAACAGTTAAAAGGCAAAAATGAGCAAGAAATGGCGCAACAGAAAGCTCAGAAACAAGCTCAAGACCCCGTTGTCCAGATGGCGCAAAGGGAGCTTGCCATTAAGGAAATGCAGGCCCAGAGCAAAGCCCAGATTGATCAAGCCAAACTTCAGCTTGAAACAGCCAAAGCAATGAGTAAAGTCAACTTTGATTCCCAGAAACTTAACAGGGACGAGGAAATTAGGAAAGCGGAACTGGCTGTAAAGGTAGCGGAAGATAACGCCAAGGATCAACTGGAAAACCGAAAGATTGCTTCTAAAGAGCAGATCGAAGGTGTCAAGATTGGAAAGGAAATAGTGGAGAACCTGTTTGACAGATAGAGCCTCCAACAATGCGTTTGAGTTTTTGCGTGAACAGTTGCGTAAACAGATGAACGAATTAAGCGATCACATTAGCGGTGGTGCTTGTAAAGATTTTTCGGAATACCGAAATTGTTGCGGTATTATAGAAGGACTTGCTATAGCTGAAAGAGAGCTTCTTGATTTGCAAGAAAGAATAGAGAAGGCATAGCATTTAAAATTTAACCATTCATCGCAACGGGCGATGCAAGCGACTCTGGACGCTTTTTTCCAGTGCAAAGGGAAATACCAATGACAGAACTGTCAGTAGTACCTACAGAAAACGAGGAGGAACCTCGCAAGGCGCATCAACTGCCTGAGCCGCAAGGTTACAAATTGTTGATTGCTTTACCTGATCCAGAGGAAAAGACGGAAGGCGGGATTATTAAATCTGCAAAATCAATTCAGGAGGAATCGGTTGGTTCCATCACTGGTATGGTTTTGAAAATGGGCAAGGATGCCTACGCCGACAAAAAACGGTTTCCTTCTGGTGCTTATTGCAAAGAAGGCGACTGGATTATGATGCGCTCCTATTCAGGCACACGTTTTACGGTGCATGGTCAGGAGTTCCGTTTAATAAACGATGACAGCGTTGAGGCTGTAATCGAAGATCCAAGAGGCGTAGGTAGAGTATGAGTGAAGCAATTGAAAACACAGAGACAGCACCAGCCGAAGAACGATTTTTTGGCGTAAGAACTAAAATCGAAAAGGGCGCAAAAGCTCCTGTAGAGGAAAATGAAGATCAGCAGATAGAGCTTGAAATTGTAGATGATCGTGCGGAAGAAGATCAGCGTCCAGCAAAAGCCAAGGCTCCAGAAGACGAACCTGATGATGACGAGCTTTCTGGTTATAGCGAAAAAGTCCAGAAGCGTATCAACAAACTGAAGTATGAGCAGCATGAAGAGCGCAGGCAAAGAGAGGCCGCTGAAAAAGTCCGAGACGAAGCGGTTGCTGTAACGCAACAGTTGCACAATAGAAATCAGGAAATGGAGTCTGTCATTTCCCGTGGTGAATCGGCTCTTGTTGCCCAGATTAAACAAAAAGCGGCTTTAGCCTTGCAAAGTGCAAAGGATTCGTATAAAAAGGCTTACGAGGAAGGTGATACCGATAACGTAGTATCTTCTCAGGAAGCTCTATATAAGGCCCAAGCCGAGATGGCTGAAGCCGAAAAGTATGAAAGGAATTTAGCGGCACAGGCGGCAAGACCTCAAGTTCAGCAACCTGCTCCGCAACAACAGCCACCCCCGCCTCCCCAAGTTGACCCAGAGGCAAAGGAGTGGGCTGACAAGAACACTTGGTTTATGGATCCGTCTCACAGGCGAATGACAGCAACTGCATATGGGTTGCATGAAGAAGCCGTGTTAGACAAGAAGATTAAACCGAATACGCCAGATTACTTTGAGTTTATAGACTCAGGTATGAGAGAGGCGTATCCTAAATTTGACTGGCAGGATAGCGACTTTGATGGGGCTACCGCGACTTCGACTGCCAGCCAACGCTCCACGGTAGTAGCACCGTCCAATAGGAACAATGGTGCAAAACCGCGCAAATTGAAGTTAAGTCCCTCTCAGGTCTCTCTCGCCAAGAAACTTGGGATCACAAACGAACAGTATGCCAGACAGTTCTACAAGGAGAACTTGAGATGACTGAAGAGCGCAAACCCAGAAATAAACAATCGCGCCAAGAGGAAGCAAGACCTAACGACTCATGGGTTCCAGCCTCTATCTTGCCTGACCCAGATCCCGTTCCGGGCTGGACGTTCAGGTGGATTAGGACTAGCACCCTTGGAGAACCAGACAACACCCACGTTTCCAGAATGTTCAGGGAAGGTTGGGTAGCTTGCAAAAAAGCAGACCATCCCGAAATGCGTTTGGAGTCGGATGTTGGTTCCCGCTTTACGGAAGGTCTGGAGGTAGGTGGCTTGTTGCTTTGTAAGATGCCAGAGGAAAAAGTGGCAGCGAGAACAGAGCATTTCCAGAAAATTGCCCAGAATCAGATGGACTCTGTGGATAACAATTACTTGCGCGAGAATGATCCGAGAATGCCGCTTATGAAACCAGAGCGGAGTTCAAGGACAACTTTTGGCAGGAGTTAACTTTTTAATGGTAAGCTCCTAATCTAAGACTTGTAACTAAAGGAGGCCAGATATGGCTACCACTGCAACCCCTATGGGCGCAGAACCAGTTGACACTCTTAGTGCGAGCGGCTCTTTTACAGGAAAAGTTCGACACATAAAGATTGCAAAC